TGAAGCCTTCGCCATTTGCCGGTCAGCAGGTCTCACTGCTGCCCAGTTTGTTGCTGGCTGTTATCAGGCTGGCTTGGGGGATGATGGCCTCACGTACGTCTCACGTTTGTGGGATGTGTCGGGTGTGCCTTCCATTTTGCGGCGTCTTGGTCTAGTGCCCAAGTACAATCTTGCCACTGGTCCTTTCCGGTTCTATGATGCTGACTTCCTTTCATGCCACTGTTATCCAGTGGAACTGGAAGATGGCACTGCTGTCCATGTTTTAGCTCCGAACATTTGTCGTGCTTGGAGCAAGTATGGATGGTTCACGCGGCCACCTGCGGGTGTGCCCTTGTCTAATTTGGTGCGTGGTGATGCGATTGGCAGATGTCGCGTCTATGTCGGTTTGCCTTTTCTGAGAATCTTGAATGCCAGGACACTCGAGCTCACCGCAACTTGTGAAGCACACACGGTGCGTTACATTTTGTCCCATGACACTCATAAACGTATTCGGCCTTCTGATGCGACATATATGATATTCATGCATCTCTATGGCCTTACACGTGCTGACGAAGAGGATTTTGCCAGGGCTGTTGCTACAGTCCCTTCCCTTCCTTTTGCCGTCAACTTCCCACCTATGTTACCTGGCTGTCGCCGTGATGGCACTGCCGAGTATGGTGTGGAAGATGTCAATGGCAACTGGATTGCTTCTGATGAAGTCGTCGTCCACCGGCCTGACGGAACTAACCACACCGTCATCCACCCACTGAAAGCCCAACAGGCTTGGTTGAGGAGAAATAGGGTCCCTGCAAATGTGACCGTTCCCCGTTCAGTGGATCCGACTGATGAAGTTGATGAGAAGAAACAGCATGATGAAATTGGCCCTCTTGCCAATGTCCTGGCCCCTGCTGTGGTTGCCGACGACCCTGTTGTAGGCAGCTACCAGCACTGGCTTACTTTGCCCGTTCAACCCATTGATCGGGCTGCTGTTCTACATCCTCAGGCCGTAGTTCGCCCCACCATCCCCATCGACACTGCCAACCTTGTTGTGTTGTCGGGTGATGCTCTTCATTCACGTCTTTCACATGTTGGACTCTCTTTGTCGGCTGCTTCCAATGCCGGCATTCGACCTGCGGTTTCCAAGGACATTTGGCATGTCCGTGGGCTGTATGGCAATGAGTAGTCCTTTCTTTCGTGCACGCCTTTCGAGGTGTAAAACAACCATGTCGAGGCATGCCGGTCACAAGTCCGGAAACGGCTGACTGCCGTATGTTGAGTGCACGAATTTGTGATTTCGGAGAAATCTTCTGGACCATCCGATGAACCTTGGCCTCTCGACCATGTGTGCCGGT